TCTTTAAAGTTAAAAAGAATCCACTTCCATGGGTCGAAGAAATGATTAATGCTCCAGTGCATGGGAACTTCTTTGAGAATCGTGTTACCGATTATGCCAAAGGTGCGTTGTCTGGTACATGGGACGATGTTTGGGCGAAATAAGAGGATTATATGGCAACTAAGATTTTTGAATGTAATCAATGTGAAGCAAGAGGTAAAATCATCTTAAAGTCCGAAGAAAGACTTGAGGACATAGTTTACTGCCCTGTTTGTTCGGCTGACATCTATGAAGAAGATGACTACGTAGAAGAGGAAGAATAAATAATAGACTATGATCAACTTGTCTATTATTAATGTGGCTTTATAACAAAGAAATTATTGAACAACTACCTGATGACTGCGTTGGTTTCGTGTATCTAATCACAAACCTTGCCACTAGTAGAAAATACGTAGGTAAAAAATTAGCAAAGTTCTCTAAGACTACAACTAAAACTGTGGTCTTAAAGAACGGAACTAAAAAGAAAAAGAAAATCAGATCAAAGATAGATTCTGATTGGTTAGAGTATTATGGTTCTAGCATTGAATTAAATAAAGATGTTGAGACACTTGGAAAAGAAAACTTTCTTAGGGAAATACTGTTTTTTTGTAAGTCTAAAGCAGAGTGCTCTTACGTCGAAGCAAGAGAACAATTTGGGAGAAAGGTATTAGAATCAGACGATTACTATAACGGACAAATTTCCGTGAGAGTACATGGTTCTCATATCATAGGGAAAGTATGACGTATCTATTATTCGCAACTGCACTGGCATTGTCCGCTGTAGCTGCATACTATTCGATTATGGGCTTAGTTGCTATCTTCGCAGCTGCTGCTTTGCCCATCTTCATCATGGGTTCGTTATTAGAAGTATCAAAACTTGTAGTTGCATCATGGCTTTATCGTTCATGGAGAGAAATTCCATTTCTGATGAAGTCGTATTTCACAGTTGCATTAGTCGTTTTGATGATGTTGACTTCCATGGGTATCTTTGGTTTTTTATCAAAGGCACACTTGGATCAAACAGTTCCAACTGGCGATATCTCCGCCAAACTCGCCTTAATTGACGAGAAAATTAAAACAGAAAAGGAAAACTTAAATGCAAATCGTGCAGAACTTAATCAATTGGATTCGCAAGTCAACGAAACCATCTCCCGCAGTGGAAACAGCACCAGCAATGGCGCCAGCAATGGAACCAGTGGCATTGAAAGATCCATTGCCATCCGAAGAGCCCAGCAAAAAGACAGAGCCAGAATCCTCACCGACATTGGAACAACCCAAAGTAGAATCGCAAAACTCAACGAAGAACGTGCGCCAATCGCCAGCGAAGTCCGTAAAGTCGAAGCCGAAGTTGGACCAATCAAGTACATCGCTGCCCTCATCTACGAAGAAACCGCCAGCCAAGACATCCTCGAAAAAGCTGTAAGAATTGTAATAATGATGATTGTGCTAGTGTTTGATCCACTAGCAGTATTATTATTAATTGCAGCAAACTGGCAAATGCGTAAAGACGAAAGGGAAGAGTTGGTTCATCCAACTGTTCCACTTTACGTTGCCGATGTAGTAAAACCAGAAGAAGAAATTGTTCAAGTAGAACAAGAATCACCACCCATCAATATACACCTCGAAGATGACATAGGCATCGAAGAGCGATTCTCCGCTGACAAAGCACATTCAGAAGCTACGCCAAGTAGAAACCAACCTGAAAAAGAAATGGGCAGATACTTAGCTGAAGTAACTGCACAAACAATAGAAACTGACGTCGAAAGACTCCAAAACCCTAAATAATTTTACATCCCCCATTGTACATGGGTGTTCGATTAAAAAATTAAAAGGGAACAAGAAAATGTTCAAAAAGTTGCCGATAGTGGTGCTTTTTGTCATGTCTTCATTAGCGGTCGCACAGACGACTTATGACTCGAAAACACTGGTAGATACTAATAGCACTTCTACCAGCACAAGCACAGTAAATTCAAATAATAACAGTACTTCTACAAGTAATAGTACTAATGCCAGTACAGTAAATAGTACATCCACAAACAACAACAATAACGTAAGCACCAGTGTAAACACAAATAATAATGTCAATAGTGGCACAAGCACTATTAACAACAATAACGTGAACTCTGGCACGATGACATATAACAACAATAATAACAACGTCAACAGTGGTACGATGACTTACAATAATAACAATGTAAATTCATCTACTTCTACAAATGTTAATACAAATAACAACATTAACAGTGGAACTCAAACCTTTAACAACAATAATGTAAGCACTTCTACCAGTACGAATAATAACATTAACACTGGTAATATGACTTACAATAATAACAACGTAAGCACTTCTACCAGCGACAATAAAAATACGAATGTAAACAGTACAACTAGTAATAACGTAAACCAGAACATTAATTCTGGAACAATGACCAACAATAACAATAATGTTAATGCGTCTACTAGCACCAATGTCAATCAGAATGCAAACGTAAACCAGAACATCAATTCTGGTGAGATGACCAACAATAATATCAACAAAACTGATATTACTCAACGTGTTATCCAACCACCACCAACTGCCATTGCTCCATCTATGATGAGTGGTGGTAACAACGATCTATGTACAACTGGTACATCTGGATCAGTTCAAACTCAAATCTTTGGTGTATCATCTGGTGGAACAGTTCGTGATATGAATTGCGAGAGATTGAAGCTATCGAAAACATTGTTTGATATGGGCATGAAAGTTGCCGCAGTTGCCACAATGTGTCAAGATAGACGTGTATTCGATGCTATGATGGCAGCTGGAACTCCATGTCCGTATGAAGGACAAATTGGAACAGTTGCAAGAATGGCATGGGAACAAAATCCAGATAAGCTACCTAAAGTAGATGAGGTTAAAGATGATGACACTTATAAGAAGATCGGCATCGGCAGCATTCTTGGTGTTGCTGTCTTTAAGCTGTTCGGTCTCTAAAGCGCAAACTCTAGACCCAACGCAAGTCTACACTACGGGGAATATTGTACAGAATACTCCTCAAGGTGGACCTACACCTTGGGTTAATGGCGTATACCAAAACAGCTTAACATGCTGGGCTGGTGGTGATCCTGGAAACTGTGGACCAAACCCCACTGTTCGTCCTGGAGGGTTTATCAACTTCTCTTACGGCACAGCAAACTTATATCAAATGCAAGCCATCTCCACTGCTTTAGAAAATAGTGGAACCAGTTTAAGAGTGAATGGTTTTAACTATGGATTTACTGCTAAGAATGGAAATGGATGGGATGATGCTAGACAAGATTATCTTTCTGCATATGTAAAATTTTATGGCAGCTCAGGCAATGTTGTTGAAAATTATGATTACACAGCACTAACAAATAGAAAATATAATTGGACACAATTTAACTTTAGTGAAACATTCGCTACACCATACGCATCCAAAGATTTAAGCACAGTTCAATATGGTCTTATTGGTAGAGACAATAACTTCTGGGCAGGAACATATGGACCAGAAGTCTACAATGTTAGTTTTAGTTTGAAGTATTCTTCTGCTCCCGATCCTTGTGTTTCAGATCCTTTATACAGCCCTACATGTCCTGGTTATGCTGTTGCTTATGTTAAGAATCAACTTTTAGGTTCCATTGTTTCTGCAGCATCTGCGCCACAAACTACTGCTATTAGTCCTCCACCACAAGGTGATCCAAATCAACCACAACAGGGAAGTCCTCCACCACAAGGGCAAAATGGACCAACTCCTCAGCAGGGTCAAAGTGGACCACCTCCACCACAAGGTGATCCAAATCAACCACAACAAAATAATCAAGCTGGACCACCTCCACCACCCAATGCTCAAGCATCTGTAAATAATCCTGCACCATCAGCAAATAATCCACAACCAAAAGTTGGAGAGGTTGCAGTTTCTGGTGGACAACCACAACAATCAAGATCTAGTTCAGGACCATCTATGTCCACGATCATGAACATTTTAAGCAGTGAATCTACTAGAGTTGGTAATGTTGAGAAAGCAGTAGTTCAGCAAGCTACAAGTGAAGCGAAAACAGCCAGTGAGAAAGCAATTCAAGAGGGTGAATCAGTTGCAAGTTCTCTAACTACAACGAGTGTTGCTTCTAGTATGTCACAAGCATCAGGTGCTGGTTTATCATCATCTAATTCTATCACTCAATCTAAAAGCGATACCTCTGTAAGTGCGGTATCTAATAGTAGTATGGTTAGTATGAGTACATTAAGAAGTCCACAGAGTCAGCAAGCATTCTCTGCAGATTATACTATTGACTCTAGCAGATCAGTACAACAAACTTATAATGCACCTGTGTATAAATTTGAGCCACAAAACAATCAGAGTTTTAATTCATCTTTTGAACATAAACAACCAGTAATGGCAAAACAACCAGAGTTTGAATTGCCAAAAGAAGAAGGTTTAAAGATGACTGGTAGATCTCCATTGGGGGATTATATGCAAAGTAAGCCATTTGAAGCAGCAGTGCAGACAAATACATCC